GTGCTAAACTACTCTCTGCCTCAAGAATTGAGACGACTATTCTTGATCAGATACAAAGCTCCTTTTGGTAATTTAGTTAATAACACAGCACAGAGATTAACCTGTGAGGTTTTGTTTGAGGGTGATAAAAAAATAAAATTAGAAAACAAAAACTATGATGATGTATTTCAACAAGAGCTAGATGAAATAAATAAGAACACAACACCAGTAGATGATAAAGATAAACTAGCAAGAGAGATGATGATTAGCTTCGCACATCCAACAATCGAGAACATGAAGAAGTGTGTCAAAGAAATATTTGGTAATGAAAAGTTAGTCGCTGAAAGATATGTGTCTGCCAAACATAACGATATGGTCATAGATATTATAGGTCGCATAGACTATGAAAGTAATGACAAGATAGGGGAAGCTAAAACTAAACCACCTACAATCAAAAAGAAGAGAGGCAAAGATGAATACTACATGGCATCAACGCAACTTCCAAACGATCCAGACCCAATGCACATAAACCAATTAGCTTTCTACTACCATTGCACAAAGAGAAAACCTTTTTTGTTTTATGTAAATGAAAACGAATACAGAATCTTTGATGACACCCACGATATGTTAAGACCTGATCATTTAGAATATCAATATAATTTATTAACACAAAAATTAAAATCATGGGAAGAACTAATTATATTTTGTAAAGGAGATATTCAAAAGCTATCATCCTTTGCTGAACCACCAGAATTAAATCATCCTTTTTATTATAGGGATTTAATAGACGACCAAAAAAAACAAATCAAACAACTATGGGGATTAGACACATGAAACTAAACATATATCAAAAACTACATAAGGCAGCTTGTGAAGCTGGAGGTGTTGCAAAAGGAAAGAAAGTTCCTGGTATGCACTTCAATCCATTACAACATGACGAGGTACAAAAAGTTGCAATGGAATCATTACTAAACAATGGGTTATATCCTGTTTGTACTTACACTAACTATGTTAAAGAAAGTTTTATCATGGTTACTTGTTCAATGAAGATACATGACATTGAAGATCCAACAAGTCATATAGATATTGAGGGATGTAGTGCAATGGGAAACCTAGATAAGTTTGGTACAGGTAATGGTATGTCTTATGCCAAGAAGTATGCTTTCTTAAATGCACTAAATCTAAAGACAGGTTTAGACAATGATGATGGCTACAAGGCAAAACCTTTTAACAATATTCCACAACCTAGTGGTATAGAACATGATAACAATCATGATGCAGTAGCAATAGAACATATCAAGAATGATATGAAGAACGCAAAAACTATTTATCAGTTAAGAAAGTTAAAGAACTATAAATACAAAGATGCGTTTACTCTTGCTATCAAGAAACATCCTGCGATTTATAAAGACTTAAATAATATTTATGAAACAATGGAAACACAACTAAACACACAAGGAGTAACACAATGAGTGATAAGATATATATAAAACTTACGCACAATGCCGACAAACAAGCAGGAGATAATCGACCATCTTTTGTTGCACCAATAAATCCAAAATCACCAGAGGGTAAGACCTGGAGAATAGGTGTAAAGATTGGAGAGAGTTGGTACAACCAAGCAGGATTTGATGATCTTGACGAACAAGGTAATCCCACAGGAATTATTAATGTTGTCTTGACACCATCAAATACTGGTTCAGCACCTGCAAAGCCGAGAGGACCGCAGTCGTCTTTTGCACCTAACGATAGGTTTGCAAAAGGTCAAGGATCAGGATATAACAAACCTAACTACAATTATTAATTGTAGTTGAATGGTGTGGTGGAAGTTTTTTTGAGTAGCGAATCATATTACCTCTTTCCCTTTCTGGTAATGCTCCCTCTTATTTGTTTTCTTCTGCCATACCTTTAAAACAATATGAAAATTACAGAACTTACAAACGAGATTAAGAAAAAGATAATCCAAGATCGAGAGAAAGATTATGGAGATTATCAATACAATTTTACTATACTTGCAGAGCTATTTACTTTAATATTAGCACCCAATTTAAAAAAAAAACTAAAGCCATATCAGGTAGCACATATCATGATGACACTTAAATTATTTAGAGCTACAAGAGGATTTAAAGCTGATAATTATACTGATTTATCTATCTATAATGACATGGCATCCAATCTACACAAAAAAGATATAGACAAAAATGATAAAAACAGATAAATATTTGAGAATTAAATCTGGCGAAGCTAGTTTTCAACTGGTTGAAAGATTTGATGATGTAAAGAAAGCTGCCGACCCCAACGCACAAGGGGAAGTTGTAGAATGTAAAGTCGAGAATATTAAATTAGACTTTACCAAAGTAACAAAGGAGAAAGATGGAAGAGTTAAGAACTCGCCTTCAAAAGTACAGGGATCTTCAAGCGAAGAAACACGAGAAGTTCCTGGAAGCCAAGAGAAAAGTAAGTAAGTATCAGAAAGATTCTTACAGACTTTTTTGGAAAGTGGAGAAGGCAAAAGAAGAATTAATGAGAAGAGTTTAATACTCATTAGTTTACATTGTTAAAAAAAACAAACAAATCTGTAGGGGATCTATGACCTTAATTAAACAAGAGTTTCAAAAACATATTAAAAAAATAAACAACAACGATTTTATTTACAAGCATAAGATAGCTTTCTTTTTATTATCAGAGCAACAACTAAAACTTTATGAAGAAGGATTTAAAAAAGGTTTTGAGTTAGCACAACAAAAAATGTCTGACCATGTAAGCGAGATAAAAGAAACACACATTGTACCAAGACAAATGGAAAGAAAGATTATTGGTTATCAGTTTAGAAAACCTAGACAAGCAGAGATAGACTCTGTAATTAATAAAGTTTGTATTAAGTATGAGGTAAGTAAGAAAGAATTATTTACCAAGACTAGGACCACAGATATTGTACGATCCAGAAACATTATTCATAATATACTCAATGAAAAATATAAGATGAGTCTGTCAGATATAGGTAGAATTTTTGCACAAGATCATACTACAGTTTTAAATTCTATACAAATGAAACAGCATAGAAGAAGATTCTGGAATGATGAGCAAACAATATGGCAGGAGTTTGAAGAACTTACTTCTTAAATCCTGACTTCATATTTTTATATGCCTTTGAAGATATAGTAGATTTCTTTTTTGATCTACTTGTACCAGCTTTTTTTCTTTTGTTTATATTATAATACAAACCTTTTTTAGCTGTCTTACCTGACTTTGTTTTGTGATAACCTTTTTTCATTATTCTCCTGTTGTTCTAATTTTATATTACAATACAGATCAAAACATGATCCATCTTTACCATCATGGCAAAAGTATTGCTTCTTGTGAGTTATAATCCATCCACCCATAGTATTCAATAGTTCTTTTTTACACCATGTACAATATCCACAGATGAACTCTTTGTTTTTACTTTTGTTCCAAGTTTTTTTTCGCACCCTTAATTTTACTACAAAAAAAAAGACTTGACAAGCATATCCAAATAGTATATACTATAATTAATAAGAAAAAAATATTTTTCTTATTTAGTTATAAAAAAAGTAAATAAACAAATAGGAGTATATATGAAAATGTATGGTCAAGTTAAAAGTGAAGGTAAAATAATCTCCACTTATATACAATTTGGAAATGAAACTTTCCAAATTCGTTATAGTAAAAAAGGGAGTTATTGGATTTTATTTAGAAAGGAAAAAAATCTATTACCTTTTACTAGTGGAATGTGGTTACTTAATATAACTTTTGATTCTCTAAAAGAAGCAAAAAAGTTTATTAGAGATAGAAAGTATCTTAATACCAGATTGATCTCTTTTGATCAATTGCCATAAATAAATTTAAGGCGATCTGAAATATGGTCGCCTTATTTTTTTTTCTTGCCACACTTACACTTTTTATTTCTCTTACTAAAATTAGTAAAGTCCATATCAAAAACATCATTGATCTTTTGATTCAAACTATCTATCCAACCAATAAATTTATATATAATTTTATCTAGCATCTCCATCTTCTTCTTGCTTGTCTTATTCTTGAGTTAGGATCATTCCTAGTTTTAGCTGATGATCTTTTTAACTGACCTGCACTTCTTGCACAATAACTTTTTCTACGAGACTTTTCTCTTGCAGTAAGTCCACTCTTTTTAGTTACTGCTGTCTTTAATTTAGATCCTGGATTTGCTTTTCTATATCTTGCTACACCTTTAGCTGTCATACCAGCACCTTTCTTTGTAGGTCTGTAGTTTGCGTTAGATCCTTTAGTAGTTTTTCTTATAGCCATTATTCTAATATTAATTTTTTAATTGATTTACTTCCATCAATGTTATCTTCAAGCTCTGCTTTAGATTTGATACATTTATACTCTACATTATCAGATACTTTTCTCATAGCAATTCTTTTACCTTTTAAACATTCACTCATAGAAGGTTGTATTCTATGCTCTTTGATCTCATGATCAACTATCATTAACAATGCTACTATTGTTTCTATCATTAATAACTTTTTCCATTCTCCCTTACTTTATCTTTTAATTTCTCTATATCTACTAGAGCTTTCTCTAATTGTTTTTGGGTAAACTCTATGTTTACTTTGTTAGTCATATTTTGTTCTTGAGTTAAAGTTAATTTTTCTACATCACTAAATAAACTTTCTATTAACATGAACTGTTCTTGATCAGTAGGTTTCTGTTCTGATTTTTTAAGTAGATCAGCTTGAAATAATTCTCTTGATGTCTCAAGAGATGTAAGTCTGGCAGTAAGTTCTGTATATGCAAAGATACCCATTGCTATACCTATAACGATACCAATCATATTTTTTATTGGCATTGCTACTGATGTGTTCTCTGATACTTTCATTTAACTGGATACCCTGGTTCTAAAAACATAGCCATAAGGCATAACAATATTATTAGTATAGCTGTAAATCTGTAATCCATCTATATCATCCATTGTTATCTACCTTGTCTGTTGTATTTCTTATAGCTTCTCTTCTCGGATTTGTTAAGATTTTTTTTATGCCTTCTAGGTCTTTTAGGTGGTTTATCTCTAGGTACAAAGTGTGTAAACTTCTGACGAGCCATTACTTTTTCTTCTTATATTTCTTTTTCTTTTTCTTCTTACCAGTTTGTTGAGATAACATACTTGTTTTTCTATTGTATTGTTGTGCAAAACTTTTAGTTATCATTTCTTTCTCATTATATCTGCACCTTTAAGACCATAGATTGCAGAAATTACACCTATAAAGATTGCTTGATACCAATAAGGTAGGTTTTTAAAATACTCAAAAAATAAGTCTAGCTTTGCACGAATGTCAGGATCGTCAGAGAACACAGAATAAGCCAATAACAAAATAGGAAGGGATATAAGAACGAGGACAAACTCATCCTTCCAACCATTATCATTGCTCTCAATAATCTTCGCTTTATATTCCAGTTCACCGCTACTCATCTTTTCTGCATGACGCATTTGTGCATCTGCCATCAGCATTTTTGTTTGCTGCTTTTTTTTATATATATGAGATCCTGCTTGAACTGCAAGTTTAATCGCACCTAACCACATTATCCTACTACCTTTCCATCTTTCCACTCCATGTCTGGTAAGCCATTGTCGAACTTCTTACCATCATAAGTTAAGACTTGCTTTCTATTTGATCCTGATTCGTTGTAAGATACATGAACCCAACCACCAGCAGGATCATCTGAATTATAAAACTCTAATATAAGTTGGTCAAAGTCTACATTGTTTTGCAACCAATAAGCTACTTGAATGTTAGGTACACCTGCAATCTCAAAGTCTACTGCCTGACCTTTTGCGTGTTGTGAAGTTTTCTTTGAACCAATAGCTTCACATAATGCTTCTGATCTATATCCTGATGTAATAGTTATAGGTTTCTCAAACTTGGCTCTTACTGGTTCTAGTATTTCATAACACACATTCTCTAGGTTTTTAATATCACCAGCTCCAGGTGTATTATCAATACCCTTACGAGTTGCTGTCATTGATTTAGTAAATTCTTCTAGTTTAAAATGTTTAGATAGTTGCATAGATAATTTTTACCTTTAGTTTC